TATCTAGCATTCCTATCAGCAATATCTTGGTCCATTGTTGTTTGACTAAACTCAACCTGTGTTTGAGAGCTCCAAGTTGTTCTCATGTTAACGTGGTCTTTTGTATTATTGTGTCTTAATGGAGGATGTTTGGCCTCAATAACCTTACCTTTGTCTTTATCGTATATAAAAATCTTTCTAGGCATTAATACTTTCTTCTTTTTCTAGCATCTTTAATTGCCTTCTTTACTTTCTTTTTAGGCCTTCCAACCTTACTTCCATATGTCCCTTTACCTTTAGGCATTAATACTTTTTTATACCTCTACGATTCTTCATGGCATTGCTTATCGCATTGTATTTATCTTTTGACATAGGTTCTGCCATTCTTACTTGATTCGTAAGATTTTGTATAGCTCTTATTTGTTTTTTTACTTTCTCTCCATCAGTCATATGATTGCTATATTCGTGATTAGATATGGGGTCTCCAGTTCTTAAATGATGCTTTAAGGCATCTTTCTTCCCTTTCTCAGTATAAGGGTAATTAGCTTTTCCTACTTTTGGCATTATTTCTTCTCCTTTTTAATACACTAAATGTTGATAATTTACCAAATCTGTGGATATATTGCAAAACAGCTCTCTCTTAGCCTCCACCACCACCTGTCTCATCTTCCATTACTACAATTGTAAACACCCTATCTCCTAAAAGGCTACAAGAACTTACTGCCAATATTTCATCAATATCAGAGCTTGTGCCTCCGATATCATTTGCAGCCATATAGTCTTGAACCAAATCAGACATAGATTTATTCCCCCTAAAGTCAGTATCTCCACTAGATAAAGCTGTTGCATCTGCTATAAAGGTTTTTGCCCTAAAAACATGTGCCATAAACTCTCCTTATTACGTTTCTACGGTTACTAAAACAAACACTCTGTCTCCATTTAAAGAAGAACAAGCTACTTTAATTTCTCTTGCACCTGCGCTTCCTGCTGGAGTAAGAGATGTTAAATAGTCCTCAACTTGCTTAGCAAGACTATCGATTCCCCTATTGTCTGTTTGAGTATTGTCTAAAGCTGTTGCATTTCCAATAAATGATTTGCTTACAAAAGCCATAATTTCTCCTGTTAAATGTTGTAAAATTCTTAGTAGATTTGGAGTGAGCCCTTTATACGACCCACTCCATAGTTCTACAAAACTATTAAACCTTATTGCTTTGGTTTAGCTGAATTGCAAGTATTCAAAACAAAATGCAAAATTACCACCGCCAGAAGCTCCTACATCTGTGCTAGTAGTTATTGTGCAAAATATGTCTCGCTCAGAAGCTGTATAAACAGCTGACGCTACGTGAGTAGTGTCGTCCTGAACATCATATTTGAATCCATTAGCTATAGCACCTGCGTCAATACCAACTTTTGCATCTGCCGCAGCATCACCTCCAGGTAATGAAACTCCCATACCAGGATATGTGATTGCTCCAATAGCAACATCTGTACCACCATCTAGGATTTCATCTGCCACAGCAGCAATTAATTGCTCACCATGTGCAGTTGTTCCTACATCGTAGCCAATATCACCACTAGCAACTGCAACAGCATCGGTACACACAATATAACAATTTGTTATTATTGAGTTTGCTGGCTGTTTCCAGGAAGCCGAATGGTCTCCTGCTGCTAATGAGTTTGCTAATTCGACATTACATACTTTTGCATGTTTTACGAATGTATCAAACTTATCATTTGTTTGTAGTAATGCACCACTGCTTTCATTTAATATGTCACTTCTCATTCATAACCCCCTTACAGTGTTTCAATGTTAAACAAAGCATGAGTTTCAGGAAGAGATACTTCAAGACCAGCTTCGGTCAATATCATATCTTTTCTTAAATCTTCATCTGCTTGTTGAACATTTGTTGTTATTGAGGTGTCACGATTAACACCATTACCAACGAGAGGTCTATAAGATACATGGTCAAGGTCAACAAAACACATATGTCCAGAAGCGTTATTTCTAAACAATGGTTCTTTAACAATTGAACAATCTCCATGCACAGTTTCAATTTTCATGACTCTGTGACCAAAAGCTCCTACACTTTTTTCAAAGTTGTATCTTGTATCTCCATCAGTTATTGAGCTAGATACAAAACTACCACTTCCAAGCTTGTTGAAATGCGATACGACAGGCAAAGATGCTAAGCATAACTTAGAAGATGCTCCACCCCTTGCAGGGTCAAACATAACTTCAAAAGCGCCTAACAGCCCATCATAATTCATTTCGCCTGATGCAAATGTAGCTAAGTATGGAGTATCTTCAGAGTAACTCAATGCAGCTGATGACATATTTGTAGGAGTTCCACCATTTTTAATGATGTGACCTACAATACCATCAGAGTATTGAATTCCACCTTGGGAACCTCTCATACCAAAAAGCATTGCTCTTTCAATGTCAATCTTATGTTCTCTTAATTTAAGATTCCATAATCTTGCCCATTCATCAGCATATCCACGATATACTGTTGCTCTTGCTGTATTAGTCATTTCGCAAGCTGTTTTAAAGATTTGGGTATAACCATAATCATTATCAAGCTCTTGAGACCATACATCAGGAGCACCTGAACCTTGCTCGTATGATGTTCCTATTACTACAGCGTGACCATTATTATCAAGAGTAGTTGTTGAACTATCTCCTGCTGATGCTTGTATAGTCTTAACAACTAATGTAGTATCTGAACTATTTTGCGTTACTGATTCTATCCTTGCAATACCTTGAGTAAGAGCTTCGGTATCAGCACCACCTTCAGCATTGTAATTTTGCGCAAATTGTACCACCATACCCTTAATCAACCAATCAACAGAAGCTCCTCCAGCAGTATCTACTGTTAAAGTAGTATTGCCTCCAGGTGCAGCTAAAGTAGCCCCACTTCCTTCTTTTATTAGGAAACTTCTATCTGTAATTGATATCTTTGTTCTGTCTTCTAAAAAACGGAACTGAGAGTCTGATGTTGGTACTTTTGCAACTTTTGACAAGTATACAAAAAATGGAGATTCTTCTGGTGACAATTCTGCGACCCTATCGCTAAAGTCGTACAGTCTTCTTGAACTTAGCGTAGCCGAGTCAGGAGTTGCACCACCAGGAGTTCCAAATTTTACTTGTCCACTATTATAAGTAGCCATTATTATTCTCCTTAGTTATTTTATTTTAAAACATTTGTGCGACCACCAGCACCTACAATTGAATCCCACATGCCATCCTTTTCGCTTTTAACTTGAGGTTGCTGACCTTGCAATACGCCACCAGGTGTTGGGGCTGCTTGCGTTTGTCTAACATTGTCAAGTGGGTTTTCTCCTGTAACTGTGCCTTGGCCTTCGTCCATCATAGCACGCCACATCTTAACGGCACCTTCCACTCCGTACTCTCCAGGATTTTTTGATGCAAAATTCATAAAAGAGTCAACTTCTGGAGGTGTTAATCCTTGTTGTAAAAGATTAGCCTTCAATTGTTGAACTCCTTGATTTCTTACTACACCAGCCATCCTTTGATTTACGGCTTGTCCAATACTATCTTGTAGCTCTTGCTGTCTGAACTTATACGATTGTGATTTAGGGTCATTATAGGCTTCCCATGGGTCAAACTCATCTTTGTTTAATTCGATACGTTGCGGGCCAACAGGTTGACCACTGCCACCTTGAACCATAGCTGCAACTGTGTTTGCAATGTCTGGTCTAGCTTGCAATAGCTGTCCAATCGCTTCGTATTGTTTTAAATTCTGATTTTCATTTGCAAGTTTATCCTTTTCAGATTGGAAATACTTGACCTGTTCTTCCAAATTCTGTCCAGAACTCTCTCCATGTGTTTGTCCTTCATCGTGCCCTACATTATCAACGATTTCACCTTCATTATGAAGATTTTCGTTTTCATATGCGTCTGTCATCTTACTTCTCCTTTTGCGATTTCTCTTGTCGTTCTTGAGCTTGACTACCTAATCGTAATTTCTCTGACTCGAGCTTGACCGCATCTTTTAGTCTATCAACCGCGAGCTTACCAGCAGTCTTTGATTCTACTTCAGACTTATTAAGCTCTGCTTTGAATTTTTCTACCTCAGTTCTCTTACGTGCTTGTATAGATTCTCTATGTGCAGTTTGTAAGTCCCCTGAGACTTTCTTAAGCTCTTCTTGAGCTTGTCCTAATGATTGTTGTAATTGCTGTATCATATCTGTTCTTGACAATACACCCTCCTTATCAAATATATCAGTTTTCTTGAGTGCTTCAACTTTATCAATAAGGCCTGATTGGTATGCTTGCATATAAACCTCCCATTCACCCCATTTGTTTGAAGGCATTGTTGAATTTCCAATTACCCTAACATCAAATTGTCCAACGGAAATATCATTTTCAATATTTTGCAATTCTTTTGTTTTATCATCATAAAGCCTTTTATTAACAGTATATTCAGTTATATCGTTATTTGGCTGAGCAATTCTAAATGTTTTTTGAAAACTGTAATGCGATTTAGATAAGTTGTAAACAACTCTTCCAATTCTTTTAAGTGACCCCTCAACATCTCTTAATTTAGACTTTGAGCGTCTTTGCCCAAAATCCTCAAGCATCATTGTCGCAGATGAGGTTCTTGGAGCATCCTCTGCGCTCCCTTGCATCATTTCAAATATACCCATATTTAAATCAATATACTTTTCAATTAATGCTGGTAATTGCATAATTGATGGAGATAATGCTTGTGGCGATGGAAAATGTGGTTCCCCAAAAGAGGCATCATATTCGAGGGTAGCATTCGGATTTGCCCAATCTCTTTCGAGTTCTTCAATATCTTGAACACTTCCTTGAGGTATAAGAAGCTTGAGTCCAGAGCTTGCCTGTGCGTGAGATGTAATAAGTGATACAACTTTATTGAGGAACCTTTGAAAATCTTTATTTTTTCTAACATCACTCATTGGATATGGAGTATTTGTCCATATATTAGGAACTGGAACAATTGGATATATATCTGTGTCTAAGATTAAATCATATAAAACAATTTGTCCAAGAATGCATGTTTGCCTTATTCTTGTTTGTTGAACCTCAACAAAGTCCATCAAACCTTTTTTTATTAAATTTAAAAATTGTTTATCTTGCTCCATTTCTCGGAACTGTTTTTCTGGGACAATTCTTTCTTGTCCACTTTGCCTATCTAATAATCTATAATAAGGAACCTTTACTTTTGAATAATTTTCAATTAATCTATACTTTTCACTTGAACCCTGATAGTCATAGTCCTTGACAACATCAGGAGTAAACGAGCCCATTGTCCTTTTATTTGAATTATCTGGCCAATCTTCTTCTGAAATAGTTTCAATTTGGTCAATAAAAAGTTTATCACTACCATCTTCAACAGGCTGTGAGAGTTGAGGATATGCATCAAGAAGTTGCATCTTGCTCATTATATTTGAAACCATCATTCCTGAGGCATCACCAAAATATCGGTCTCTTGCATTAGGGTCTACGTAAACTTTAAAGGGATTTAAATGTTTAAATTTAACTTCGCCCCTACCATAGTCAGCTTCTTTGTCTATATATGCATAAAAATATCCAAGTCCCGTAACAGCGTAATCATGGACTGCTTGCTTAAATTGCTCATCCCCATCAGATATATCCCATATATATTCAAGAATAACTCTCCAAACATTTGCTATCTTACTATCAGAGTCCTCTCTTCCTACTGCCGAGAATTTAGGTGGCTTAGATGTTATAATTGCTTTAAACTGCTCAATAGCAGAATAAAGTCTATCCATTGGAACGGCCGATTGATTGCGAGATGATAATTCGTTTGCTTCTTCTTCTGAAAAATGATTCCCTAAATAAAAATCAATATCTTCACGAGCAGCCACATCCCAGTCCTCTCTCGCATTAGACCAACGGTCAAAAGTCTCCCTTATCTCTTTTGCTCTAAAATCTTCTTTAATCACAGTAGATAATATACCAACAAACAGTTATATTTAGCAAATCCACTCAAATTCTTCTCCCTGTCATCCAATCATACATTTTTCTAGGTTTATACCAATTTCCTTTTCCGTCTTTTTCTTTTTTAGTTTTTCCAGCCTTTGCATTCCCTTTTGCCCATTGAGTTGCAAGATAAAAAGCATCAATAACATCGTCATGAGAACCTTTAGGAAAATCAATCAATTCATCAATAAATTCGTGATGTTGTTTTTTAAGATGTACTGCCCCTTGCTTAAACATTGGTTGCAATCCCTCAAACAACCTATCTTTCTTTTTAGAATTGTAATTCTTAATTCCTTTTTCAATTCCAGGAAGGAATAATCCTTCGCTTTTACTTCTTTTCATTATATAGTCTCTAAGCATTTCCTGATATGCAATTGTCTCAATATTTATTCTTCGTATTGGCGAGTATCGTTTAGCGATTTTAAATATCTCATCAGCACATTCCATCGGTAGGACTCTTTTTCTCCAATATTCAATAACATAATAATCATATTCGGAAGTAACACCAAGAACCATAATAACAGAATAATCGCTAGTAGTAGTAATTGTGGAAGCGGGGTCAACACCAATATATATATTAATGTATTCTTTATCCCCATTAGCAAATTGTATATACCACGAGTCAGCCTGCTCATCAAATCTTGCATTGCCTTGATAGATTCCATCATTTATATCCTCCTCACTAAATATTTGGTCTTCAGGAGATTTAGCTTGATTCATATACTCTTGATAGAATTTAGCAGGAGTGCCTGAATCAATATAAAATTGTTTACGCTCTTCTAATTTTTTAATTGGCCATCTTGAAGGCCATATAGGTTTACCATCTTCTAATGCTTTTCGCGTAAATACTTCCCAAGCATATTCTTCTCCAGTCTTTTCAGCTTCTTGGTGTCCCTTAACTAAACCATTAAGAAAACTGTCATAATGGACAATTGTTCCATTACACCACAAGAATCCATCTTTATCAAAATCAATTGCTGGATACACTGCAGCAGTAACCCATTCTTTTATTTGTCTTCTTGAATCAGGAGTTTTAGTATTTAACTCTGACTCAAAGTCATCAAGTATGATTCCTGTATAACGAGTAGATAATTGCTTTTTACCACGAAGTCTTTGAGATGTCCCTTTTCCAATCATTCTGCATCCATTGCTCAAGGTAAACTCATCTTTTGTCCACTTGTCTCCTTGCAAGTCTCCAAAATAATAGTGGATAGCAGGATTAGAATATATATGATTTGATATCCAATTTAAGTTATCTCGTGCCTGGTCTTGTGCTTCACCAATCCATGCAATAAACTCTGGCCTATCTTTAGTTGCAAATAAAAACCTGTGCAATACAGCGGTGGCTGCCAAAGTGGATTTTGCGTGGTCCCTAGGTAATACAAGTGCTAATTGCTGTTTTGACTTGTCAATTAACAGTTTGCTTACATCAATATGAAAATCTGGCGTTGCGCTTGCTAAAAAGTCTTGTGGTGAAAATAGTTTGCCAAATGTAATTAAATTTGAGTGTGCAAGTTGTAGCGTTTCCTCATTCTTTGAAACATTACCATTAAGGTTTAAATTTGCCATTATCTGTATTGCTTAGAAGCTCTTTCCATATTTCTTGTTATCTCATCAAGATATTTTGTTTTACCAAGATTAGTATGGTGAATCTTATACAATTCTTCCCAATCTTCTATTTCAGGGTTTTGCTTAAATGCCTTTTTTAATAACATGTCTACAAATCCTGGCCTTCCCTTAACTTCTTTTGGAAACAAATAAGATGTCAGCATTACATTAGCTTGAGATTGAGTCCACTTAGTCGGATTGTCTGGAATTGCATCTATATAATCATGGTCATAACCAACATTTCTTTTTGCACTTCTTTTCGTAGACTCTACGGCATCAGGCGTAAATTGATATAATCCTTTTGCATTTGAAAGATTGCTTTCTGCGAGAGGGTTATTGTTTGATTCTGCTAATCCAATATAATTATATACTTCTGGAGTATTGCCTGCCATAAACTCATTTGACAAAGAATCAATTAAAGATATTATTTCAGGGTCATATAATTTACTATTTTTTGGATTAAATATATCTTTTGGCTTTGATTTATTCTTAGACTCTAATGCGAGCTTAATCATATCATTAATAGAATAATTCATTTTATATATTAGTTAATTCAAAATGAGGCAAATCATCAAAACCATTATCTTCTAAGTCTGTATTTTGATTCCAATCCCCACCCCATCTAAGGCCAATACCCTTTGATTTTGCTATACCCATAACCATTCCAGCAAAATAAGTCATTCGTTCTCTATCTTCCCAATTGATAGGATATGGGGCAACATCAACTGCAATTGATGGATTGTGATTATGGCGACCATTCGGCCATTTAACCTTTGAGTTCCCACTTTCAAAAGCTTTATTTTGGTCTTCTTCGCCACGATGTCCACACAATACTGAACAATCAAAGTATTTAATTACTTCGTTGAATATTTCCTGCAAGTCTTCATGGCATGTTCCTAGTCTCTGTTTTGACCTTTTTCCAAATTTTGGCATTATTCTAATCCCTCCATATTTTTTAAATAGAGCTCCATAACATCTGGGTTATTCTTTAAAAATAAATTTTGACGAACCTGTAAGGTGTCTTCATTATTATATATATTAGACATATTTAAAAATTGCTTATATTTAATTTTAGTGCTATCGTTTGTAGAATAAGTTGACTCATTGGAAGTGTCCTTGTCTCTTTTTCTTCCAAGATAGACATCAGGCTGGTCATAAGGAGTGTTTCTTTTAGCAATATATTCTCTTACTTTTTCAGGCCTTATACCAAATGGCTCGCCTTTAAAAAGTTGTCCAATTTGCTTTAATGGAAAAATCTGAGAAGCTCCTTGAGTTGCGGACTGAGCTACGTCTACAGGCCATGAAGAAGGGCTATAGTCATATATTCCAGGGGGTCCATAATTTCCAAGCTGATAACCTGTACCAGCAGTTCCTAGTATTGCAGCAAGTGCTCCACGATTACCTCTTGCAAGTGGATTAAAGTCACCTGTAGTATAAGGAACATAATCTTTTCCATGTTTTTTAGGTGCCCCTTTTCCAAAAATTCCTCTAGGACTAGGCATATGAAGTGCCGCAGTCTTATCTTTAAATTGTGACAAAGGAACATTATGAAGTCCCGCTTGTTTAGCTCTTTGGCTCCTTCTAGCAATTTGAGGAATGCTAAAAGTATTATATATATCCCTAAATTTTCCAGGATACGAAAAAGGATTGTAGTTAATCTTATCTAATAATTTATTACCTGTATTTGGATATTTTCCAGGAACATCTGAAAGCCTTTGCCCAATTCTACTTCCTAAAGTTGTTTGCATCCCCTTTACATCTAAACGTCTATTTAATTCTTTATTTTCTTTTTTTAGTGAAGATATTGTTTCTTTGTCTGGTTTTTGTATTTTTTTCTCCACAGCTTTATTCATTTCATCTATAGTAAGTTCATCACTATATTCTTTTCTTGCTTTTTTAGTATCTTTTACATTTCCTTTTTTAACAGCACTATCAACTTTCTTGGTGACCGTATTGTCAATTTTAGCCATTGTTTTTTTTGCATTATTTTTACCTATAATTCTTCCTAAATCTCTAAAAGCTTTTTGCCTATTTCCAGTAATAATTGCTCCAGCTATCTCAAAGGGCACATTACCATGAGGTTCATGAGTAAAAGGAGTGGTTTGAAATATTCCTGGCATTCTTGGAACAGTTAAGTCCTTAGTTACAGGAGAGAGTCCCCATCCCATTGTTTTTAAAAAATTCATAATAGGTTCATCACCCTTCAAGTCATATCCCTCTCGAAGCATTTGAGCCTCAACACCTGATTGTGGAACATAACCACCAGTTAAATTAGAGGGGTCTTGAGGATTAATCCTAAAACCAGCCCCCGCTTCACCAGCCAATCCAGGCTCAGGGTCGTATCCTTCGTTCCAAGGCATAAGCATATCTTGAGGGGCTAAGGTTTCTTCTAATAAATTTTCTAATATATTTGCCATTAAATTGTTTCTCCTACTGATGAATACTTTCTAACAAGAGAATCTAAAGGAGTTTCAATATTTTTACCTTGGCTTGAAAAGCCAGCAGAAGTTTTTCCTCCCCCAGATGCATAATCAAGTCTTCTTCCAGCACTTCCGGTATTTATTCCAGCGCTTATCCCAGCCCCACCACCAAACATTTGATTGCGCATATTGGAGGCTCCAGCGGAAAAATCATTATAATCAATATTACTCCAATCCAAATTGCTCCAATTAGTTGGGCCAAAATCTGAGGAATTGAAATTAAATCCTCCACTACCAAAACCAGAGCCTAAATTAAAGTCTCCAGAGTCAAAGCCTCCAGTTAAACCTTCAATCGGGTCTCCAACTCCAGGAACTAACTCATCATAAAAACCTGATTCATATAATTGCTGTAAATTTTGAAGGTAAGCAATCGTCTCTAAAGCATGTTGAGGGTTATCAAAAGTGTACTGACCTGAAGTCGGTAAGCCTGCTTGGGCTAAAACTTCAGGACTATATAGGCCATACATATTCGATATAGTATATCCTCCCCCTGGAAGAGTATAAACACCTTGTGCGTAAAGGTGGGCTTCTTCCTGCTCACCAGATTCTACCCATTCATCATGAGCATCTCCACCCATGCTTCCACCAAAACCAAGATGGCCTCCACCAGCAGAACCACTTCCAAGTCCTAATCCTTGGTCAAATTCCATGCCTCCACTTATTCCTGCCCCACTTTCCGAAGCTCCTTCGCCCCATCCAGCGTCATAAGTACCCATACTTTCACTTCCAGGACCAAAACCAGACCCTCCCATAACATTTTGTCCACCCTGTTGAGAGCCTGTCCCTTGACCTCCCTGCCCACTACTCATAATTCCAGGGTCTACTGGTGGTTTCATTCCAGCTCCAACACCTATAGGGAGAGGAGATGGAGGGAGAGGCTGAGGCGGCAAAGGACTTGTATCACCTTGCCCAAGTTCATTAGATATCGATGGGATTAACTTTGTTGGGTGTTGATTTTGATAATCCTCCCAATTAAAGGCCTGCATGAAAGGTCCTCTTATCCCCCCTTGAAACTCATTTAATATTGGGGGAACTAATTTTTGTAATGCATACATAGAATTAGAGTCTTCAATCCTAGGTGCATATCTTTGTGGTCCTCCTGCTGGGCCTCCCATAGGATTTGGTGAATTAGAATTATTTGAATTAAAACCTCCAGAATTCATACGACTAATGTTTTGATTCGTATTTTTCAATCCCTGTATCAATGATGATGACAATGGTTTAAATCTTTGCATTTTTATACATTTTTATTTTGATGATTCTTCTATTAACTGATTGAGCCATTCCATAGGTATTCCTTCACCGGGTTCCGTAAGAGCACTTGGAATATCTCGATATCCTCCCCATGTCCATTCATTTCCATATCCCCAGTTCGGATTACCATGCATATAACGCCTTCTAGCGTCATCAAAAGGGCGTAACTCATCTATTTCTGTGGAAGAGGGCCAACCTTGTCCTTGGTTATCCAGTTCGCTAGAACCTGAGCCTGGTGCTCCATATCCTCCTTCTTCTCCATATTGGTAATAATCAAAGGCTGGACTATAGTCTCCATATACGCCTTCCCCCCATTCAATATTCATTGGATTATCTTTATCGTAACTAAATCCAATCTCTTCCTTCCATGTTTTTGGGTCACCATAAGGTATTTCTTGGTTTGTTTGAGTATCAAGCCAAGTTTTGTGATAAGGCTCTGTCTTTCCATAAAGGTCGTACTCTTTATCGGCATACTCACTTCTTCCATATTCATCATAGTATTCAGGGTCTACTCCATGTAAATGCCGTCTTGGGTCTCGGTCTGATACTCTTTTAGCCATTTTTGCTCCTATAGGGGTAGGAATATGGTAGTCTGCTCTCCTCCCCTCGCTAACGCCTGTATCAAGGTCATTGTAGTCGCTATATGGGTCATGAAGCTCGTCATAGTCATCTCCTAATTGTCGCTGGAGTTTCAACGAATTAATTGCATCCCCAAGTCTTCCTAAAGGTACTCCTTCGGTTCCTCCTTGGAACAGTCCCCTATCATCCGACATACCTGATATTATACTATTTATTAATGATTTTAACATTTTTATTGCCCTTCTATGATGTTTATGCCTTTCCTTGTATGGAATTCTCCCCGTAAATATACACAATATTATCATTTAAATCAAATTCACTGTCACATTCAGGACAAATCCATCCAGTAACTTCTCTGTCGCCATCAATCAATCCGATTCTTTTAGTGAAATTAGATGTTAAATGAAGGTCTTTATCGCATATAGGGCAGGGGTCTTTAGGCTTCTTTTTCTTTGTGCGCAATGATTTGTGTTTTATTGCCATCTTTAAGTGCCTCCATTTGCTCGTCAGTGAAACCAGACCATACTGTAAGCTGTTCTTGCTTTGTTTCGGTATCAAATAATCCTGATATCTTTGATAACGACTCCAATGAGCGTAATTTATCAGAATCTTTGTCTGCAATGTCGGCAATTTCTTTGTATTTTGCCAATATCCAATCAGGCGTAATGCCTTCTTCTTGCAATGTTTTCTTTATTTCTTCTTTAACCATGGTTCTAACCTCTTCTTTTTTCATTAATTGTTTGGCCGAGTTGGCAATGTATTCACTGCTCTTTGATTTCTTGAATACTTTTTTGTATGCCTGTGTAATTTCCATACCCTCAGCCACATATCTAGCAAATACAAACTCTTTGGGGTTTAACCCATCTTTCTGATATTGCTTAAATGCCTTATATGTCCTTGAAAATGTGTATATATTCTCTGCAATTCCGTCCTCACCTAGCAATTTGGCGTTCATGTTGTCTACTCTAAAGGTTCCAAGGACAGTTCTTACGCATTTTGTAGTCTTTTTGGACATATTTATCTTTAAATTGTAGCATTTTAGGATTTGACACACATTTTGGTCATCTGTTACTACCCATTCGCCTTCTTTTGCCTTTCGCCAATTCTCGTTTAAGGGCGTATCAGGGTGATGTAGCCTAAATTCTTGTATTGAGTCGTATAAATAATGGTTAACTCCTTTGACTTTTTTAAAATCCATTCAATAATATAATCATAATTTTGTTTTTAAAAAAATTTAGACTAAATTAAGCCTCGCATAAATGGTTTGGTTTAATACTTGTTGCGTTTATGTTGAAAAAAGTAGCTACAATAAGGGGTGAATCTAAGCTACAGTCCAACTCTAAGGCAATTGAGGACGATTCTAGGGAAATAACCCGAAACTGATGATTGTCCGTGTTTCTAGTTTATTTGCTAAAAACATATCCAATAGCAGCATGGCTCCAGAAGAGTAAGTTGCAAAGGATTTTGAGACTCTGACTTGATTGTACAGGGGTAATATCTCTCTATCCTTTCAACAACATTCACCAAAAGAGTAATTTAATATAAGAAACTAGAAATATCTCCTAAAAAGAAATATTTATTAAAGTTAGAAAAAGTTGAAAAATAGTAATAGAATGCGTGTCTCTCTTTCTTCCGCGACACCTCTTACCTAATGCCCCTCTATGGGGTTAGAATTAGGTTGAAATTCCATTCAATTATAATTATAGTTAGAATTATTATTTCTTTACGAAAAAGAAAAAGCCTTCTAATATCGAAGGCTCTATCTTAACACTATTAATAATATATTTATTTATTCGCAAGCACCTCTAAACTTATCACTATTAAATAAACTATTATCTTGTTTAAGCATAACACAAAGGTCATCTATTAAGCTATACTTATTTAATCTATTATTATAATTATGACAAACATTCTCTTTTATTATGCGTGCTATCTTTATGTAATCTTTTCTAGTCATTTTAATCCTCACTTATTAGTTAAAGTTATATTATTATCATCATCTATACTATACGTTTTAATAGGCTTGTTTAAATGGTGTATTTCAAGCCATTCTTGATAACTTAATCTATTCTTTACGTAGTTTTTAGGTTCTACAACATCATTAACTCCACACACATCTTTGGATAGTCTTTCGTAATAGTGTTTTTTTAACACTAATTTCGCTTTATTGCGTGTCATTCTTCTATAATTAGCACCTAGCTCTTTTTTTTCTTTAAAATCATTATTAACTATATGCTTTAATTTGCGATGGATACGCGTTATTTCTACATTATTATCATAATATAAATTATTACTAGCCATATAATCGCCTATTATAAACATCATTAACATACTTTCTTTTGGTGTTATCATTTTTAGCTCCTTTTGATTTCTATTTTTAGTTCCTCTTGTAGATAGCCTATAAGATTATCATTCGTTATAGTTATCATATCCAAGTTATTTACTTTGTAGCCTTTATATAGGCTTTTCATGGCCTTTTTTAAGTCTTTTATACTTAGTTCTACACTATGTATTTTACCATCTTTTATTATTGCTTTATTTTTCATTTTGTGTTCTTCCTTTTTTATTAATAATAGTGAATTTATAAGGTATTTTAATTAATACCAAGTACTTTTTATATTTTTTATTAGGTTTTATCATTCAAGGTATTTTATATTTAGTGGTAGGTCGCTATTTGAAATATAAGATTTAAGATAAAACAAAAAAAAACAAAAAGGAGTTTTGTTATGAATAATAAAAAAATGACAAACAAAGAATACGAAGCAAAAATGTTAAAAGAACTAGGTTTAAGTGCTAGTGATTTAACAACACAAAGTGCTAGTGTAGAAAAAAGTAGAAAAGCAAAAGCAAAAGAACTAGCTCATAATGAGGCAATAAAACAACTAGAGAACGACAAAGAAAATGGTAAAATGAAGTACGTTCTTGCAATTGGTTTAAAAAACAAAAAACCTCAAAAGTTAAATGGTAAATACTTTGTTATTGATAATGTTACTAATGACAAAGGGCAAAAAGGTAGTTTGATATTGGAGTACAAAAGTTATTTTGAAAACACATTTGTTACGCAATATCAAGAGTTAGGCGAGTAAGCCAACAAAATAAACTAGGGGAGTGTAAAAGCTCCCCTTTTTTTTGGAGTAAATAAACAAAAGGAAATCCATGAAAGAATACAAAGAAGAAAAAATAAACTATCCTGATGGAAGTTTTCAAATAAGATATACAAAGCAATATTTCAATTGTTTTTGTTGTAAAAGAAAAACCCACATATCGAGAATTAAAATATTACAAAATGAATTATTTGTTAAAACAATTGTAAATAAAAAGGCTTGTGTTATTTGTTATAAGAAAGCTAACGAAATACTAGAACAAGCAAAACCCCAACTAAGAGCGACAGAGTGGTATAGGAAATAGTCCCTGATTAGCGAATTAGCTTACAGGGATTTCTGCTGCTCATAACATTTTAAATTATAGTGAAATAAAAGAAGAAACACCCGTTCCAAACGATAAAAGGAGAACAGATGATAAAGTTTGAAATAACACTACCACATAATGATGGTATGACAAAAATGGATATAGTAAAGTTTTTTAGTTTTACAGAGGAGCTAAAAATAGATGACATTAAGTTTCTGCTAGAAGGCAACACTATTAAACAGGTGCGACCAATGAAAATAACAATGAAAAGGAGTAAGTGATGACTGTAGATAAAATAGTAAAATACTTAAATGAAGATATAAGAAGATGGGACGAAACTACAGAGGAAATTTGGGAGGGGGGTTGGGAAAAACACCTTACAGCAGAGCAACAATTAACCGTTCTAAGCAAAGTTACTACTAAAAGAGAGTATGTGCGTGGGCTGTTAAGCTTTATAAAAACCAACAAAGACTAAACAAAAGGAGTAAGTAATGGAAATAAAGATGACTGACGATAATACTGTGATGATACATATAAATGGTCATTCTGTAGAAATAACTGAAGAAGATGGTGGCTGGATAAATGTAGGTGAAGGAGAATATGGTAGTCTTGAAACAATGCTAAAATACACAACTGTAAGCAGAACTAAAATACAAAAAAAGGAGTTGCTTAAATGAAACCAATTGATATAGATGCTGATTGTCAATTCTTAAAAGATGCAAAGACAAACAACCAGATGGCTATGTGGAACTTAATAACATCAAGGAGTGCTGTTAAGTTATGGACAAAGGGAATCAAACCAAGTAGACATTGGAGAATAACAGATGTGAAGAACTATTTTGGAATGAATGGAAATGCTGAAACATTATTAACAAAGCTAGAAACATTATTGACAGTGTTGAGGGAGGACGAATAGTGAATATATTACAGGAATTATGGGAAATATCAGAAGAAATAGAAGAATACTCTGATGTTTTATATAAAGATACATATATCAGAAAAAGTGGAAAAAGCGGAGGATTAAGACTTCTAGCTATGAGAATCCACGATGTTAGAAAACAAATAAGTAAAGCAGAAGAGGAGGCTGATAATGGAAAGTAATCTTAAAGGCTTGAGTAATGGCGATAAATTTACTAGAGCAATACAGATAGATGGTATTGAAGGCTGTTATTATGTTGAGAATAATGAGCTGATACATAAATGTGACGACACTGATGATGTTCAAGTATCTGATTTAACAGAGCTTAAGATATGGCAGTATGATAGGTTGGTAACAGAGCTAAATGAGCATTATCCAGACTATCCAATAAATTATTTAAAAGGAGATTTTATATAACAAAAACAGGTCTTGTATGGCGTAAATCCTGACGAGGTTCTAACAACTTAATGAGAGCGAATACAGTAGCGTAGCCAAACTCTCGCCTGTGAAAATTAAATAAAAGGAGATATAATGGATACAACAATAACAGAAGTATATAAAGAATACATTGAAGGTGGTATGTCTGAAGATAAGGCTGCCAAGATTTGTCTAGGAGTGATGACAATGGGAATCTTTGATGCAATTGAAGAGCCAATGAGAACAGATATGGTGAATGATTTTATTAACAAACAGAAAGGAGTAACAAAATGAAGGTATTTCAAGACCTAAGAGATGCAATACAAGAGTGGGAGGATAGCAGAAGCCTTATCCTTAGTATTAAAGACAAACTAAACTGTTCAGAGAGTGAGATAATGGGCAAGATTGAACAATTACAGAACGCAAGACCTGCCAACGACCTCAATGCTATAAGTGAGAAGATGGAAGAGTTAACGGAACAACTTGGTGATGCAATGACAAGAGCTGAAGATGTAGAGAGTTCTGTTAATACTGCCTTTAATGAGATGGAGTATGTAGATGCAAATGACGCTGTGGCAGCAATATCAGACATTGAGGCTGAGCTTGATGACTTTCGTAAAAGCATTAAGAAAGAGCTTGAGGGTTAGTGTGGGTTGTTGATGTTCTGTTTATTGTTTGGGTGTTATCCCTTATAATAGCAGGCTTTAGAAGATAAATGTTGTGGGGGCTGATGTAATGCACGTTGCATAGCAATAGATGTTTTCAGCCCTTACAAACAAACAAAGGAGGAAAAATGAAAATAAAAAATAAATACTTTTGTGATGATTGCGAAGCAGAGATAGGCGAGATAAATAGGTATGGATTGCACGATTTGTGCGATAAGTGTGAAGAATTTTATCAAAAACCTTATAAGGAGGAAAAATGAATAAAGAATGGAAAGTATGCAATGTACAGACAGACCACATAGCAGATGGTGAGCCTCAAAGTGCTCGTTGTTGTGCGATAGCACTTGCAATGGAGGAAATTGTGGGCAAGAACAGTAAATATAAAAGCTATAACCCGGTTATATCTAATGCGTATGATATATTTTTGGACAGAGCTACCCTAGATGACAACGAATACATAGAGGATAAAGTAATAGGGATTGAAGTGTTTAAAGATGACAGGGAGAATGTTGATGAATTTATAGAATATTTTGATATGACATATGATGACGAATCATTGCCTCTTCCAGACCCAATATCGTTTAGGTACAAAATTCTTGATAGAAAGGAGACAAAATGAATAAAACAGATTTAAATAGACTAATTAGGTGGACTGTTGATACTGATGGAGTAAAGTTTGCAAAAGAGATATATCAAAGGGAAAAGCCTGATAGTTATACAAGGGATAAATTTAGAGGTATGCAAAATAGCTTAATTATATGGATAGCAAACCTTGATGGTAAGCACAGACAAAGACTTGTAGATGCAATTAACAAAATGGAGGAGAGATGAGCCCAGTTATACTAAGAGTAACAAATAAAATGGTCAGAGAGTGGTTAGGCACATCAAATCAATTAAACGAAGCCATTGATGTTATACAGGAAATAGCCAATGGACAATATACTGTAGATGCACTCAACCAAGATATTGCAGAGTATTTTGATGAAGATATAATAAGACTAAGGAGTAAATAATGAGCAAAGATAAATGCGGATATAATTTAGATGATTTAGTGGTAGATGCCTGTGAATCATTTGACAATGACTATGACTGGGGAGAAGATGGTGATAATTATGATGCTGATGATGTGATGCACGAGATTGCAGATAATTCTGTGCCAATATATTATTATGATGTAGGTAAATATGCAGCACATAATCCTTGTATAATGATGAATAAGCCTGAAATGGGCTCTGACAATATGAATGCACTTCAATTTATACAGGCAAATATATATGAATATGTATTAGAAGGATTGTACGAACACAAACAAGAAAAGGAGAACGAAGATGAAAGCAAGTAAAGAACAGTTTGAGGCATACACAAGAGTACAGATGAGTGGTAATTATAATATGTTTAGCCCTGATGCAATACTATCAACAGGATTAGACAAAGAAACATACTTTGACATCATTGAGAATTATGATGAGTATACAGAGAAATACGAAGGTGATGAGTAATGGGTCAAAGAAGGGTAGACGGCATTAAAGAAAGGCTTGTGTATAAAGAAGGCACAAGCAGGCAGTATCAAGACCAATTAAGATACAAGGCTCTTGGGCTGTGTATTAAATGTCAGAAACCTATGTGGAAAGGTGTGAGTAAGCAGTTCTGCGAAAAACACACTTTAATGATTAGAGAGTATCAGAGAAAGACAAAAGGAACTACAAAGAGAAATAAAAACTGCAAAAGCTACATAAAAAAGGAGCAAAAATGAACGAAATAGAAAAGATGATTAAAACTGTAGGTGGTGATTTGGACGAATATAGACACCTATTAGAGAAAACTGAAATAGCAAAGACAAAAAGCCAAGAAACAGTAGAGATAACAGTAGGAGCATTAGATAATATGATAGATTATATGGACGAACTTATCTATAAGCATAAAGACGAGAATGCAGACTTAGCTACGCACCCGTTTGAAGTAGGGTTTTTAGACTATCTCATATCTGTTAGAGCTAAAAACCTTTCAGACGAAGAAAAAGAAAGTAGGAAAAGGATAAACAAGATGATTGAAAATGCATCAAAAGGAGAATAATAATGGCTAAATCAGAAGTAATAACAAAAGAGTGGGAGTTTACATCATTTAGAATCCCAAAGAAACTGTTAAAAAATGTGAGATTAGATGCAAAGGCAAATATGCGTCCGATTGGCCTGCATATTGCATACATACTAGATAGGCATATAAACAACATAACAAAAAAAGGAGGTGAATAATGGGATTTGATTTACACGGTATGAATCCAGTAATAAGAGAAGGGGAAGAGCCTAAAAGACCAGATGATTTATGGAAAATATCAGAAAAAAAGAGAGAGAAATACTTTGAGAAAAAATGGGCTTTTGATGATAGTAATCCTGGAATCTACTTCAGAAATAATGTGTGGTGGTGGAGACCTTTATGGGATTATGTATACAATGAATGCCAAGACATATTAACAGAAAGAGATTGGGAAAGTGGCCACCATAATGACGGTCACGCAATATCTGAAGAGAAAGCTGTACAAATTGGTAAAAGACTAAACGAGCTAATAGAGAGTGGAAAAGCCCAAGCCTATGTTGATGCTCACGATGAAGAAAGAAAGCTCGCTAAAGAGGGCAATAAAGGGCTTAAATCAAGTGATGAGGGTTATAGTTGGGAAGATAGCTATCCAATTAGCCTTGATAACATACAGGGTTTTGCAGTTTTCTGCTCAGAGAGCGGTGGGTTTACAATTTGTTAATAAAGGAGATAAAATGAAGAAAGTACTTATAAAACATACAGTTCAGATTGATGATGACGATTACGATAGATTCTGTAATAAACTCAGGATTAGTATCAGGGATTGTCATCACTTGTTTCAAGATGATTTTATTGCAGCAGGTGAGAAAGCAATAAGAAAGCGAATGCAGGAGGAGGTGTAGTATGGATAATGCTTATCATTGCAGCCAGTGTGGCTGCTCATTAACCGAAGTATATTACGCAAACTATTATTCGTGCCAATACGATGAGTGTAATAAACTATGTGGTGAAGGCGATTGTTGGGCAGAATGGATGCAAATAAACACACAAGAATACAAAATAGGAGAAGACTAATGAGTTTTAGCAAAGATGCAAAAATACATAAACTACAAGAAGAAAATGATATGTTGAGAAAACTGTGGGCAGAATGGGAAGAAGTGCCTGATGAGGATTTATGGGAAGATGGAGAGCTTGATTCAGCTCAAGTACAACATAAGATAATCAATCACGTTTTACAGATAGGTGACTGGAGATTAATAAGGAGAATAGAAAAATGAAGAAAGAAGAAATAAAAGAGATACTGTATAGCTTTATCGATTTTCATACAGTAAGAAAAATAGATAGACTTGACTTAAGAATATTGGCAGATAGGTTTATTGATGAAGAACTAGGGAGGGACAAATAATGACAGCACTATCGCAGGCACTTAAAGATATAGAAAGCTACTTAGGTGTTAATGGAGTAAGAAATATAAAGGTCGAATATGGAACAGAGACAAACTATAAAACAAGTAAATCGGTAACCCTTACATTTGACAGTAATGACCATAATTTTATGGTTGCAGTTACTAGAATAAATAGTGAGAATAAGTGAGAATAAGAAGGGATAAAAAATAATTAAAAATAATTAAAAATTAGCTTGACTTATATTAGATATTTGAAATATCTTTTATTATCGAGGTATAAGGAGAAATACAAATTATGAATGAAAATACAAAATCTTTTATGATAAAAGACATTCCTGTTGATGACTGGAAGAGCTTTAAAATAAAGTTTTTACAGAATGGTTTTGAAACCTACAACGAAGCCCTGTTGTCAATGATTAAAAAATACTCTAGGGCGAGAAAGTAGATGAAATCACCAATAAGCTTTGAAAAAATATATGAAGATTATATTGACCAAAAGAACGAAGAGAATAGGCTAGAAAGATACGAAGGAAAAGAGAGCTTCTATAGAGCTAGCAGTAGTGGTTTTTGTTCTAGGAAAATATACTATGAGTCTGTTGAGAAAATAGAACCAACAAATCCTGTTGAGCCTAAAGGCAAGAGAATCATGAGGCTTGGTACTGTGGTTCACGAAGACCTTCAGAACGCGCTCGTATATTATAATAATATTAATAATATAAAATTAGATAATAAAGAAAAAGAAATTAAAAATAAACAAAAAGAAAGTTTCCATATTGAAAAAAATATTGAAATAAAAGAACTTAATGTTAGAGGTCACTATGACTGTGTTTTTGAAGGTGATAATGTTTATCTGTTTGACTTCAAGACCATTGCAAACTGGTCGTATTCAAAGAAGTTTGGACACAAGAAAGACTTTGACCCTTCTATCCACCAAGAGCTTCAGCTTGGAACTTATGGCTATGCTATTAGGGAAGAGTTTGGAAGGCTTGATGGTATGTATTTGATATACTACAACAAAGACAATTCAATGATGAACTCTGCCAATATAGCTCTAGGTTATGTAGATAGAGCTTACAACTTTTGGTACAACATTAATGAAGAACACAAGAAAGGTTTACCACCGTTTAGGGATGGAGTATCGCCAGTACAATCTTGGAATTGTAGCTATTGTCCTTACCTTGACCACTGTAAACCACCGAACGTAAAAAGGAGATAGAAATGAGCTTATTTGAAAAGCTAAATAAAGTAGATGTTAATAAACATAAAAAGAAGAAAGGTCAATTTGATTATTTGAGCTGGCCTTTAGCAATACAAGAGCTATTAAAGGTTTGCCCTGATGCTACTTGGCAAGTACATGAATATCAAAATGAAGACGGTTTAACTGCGCCTTATATGACAACCAACGCAGGTTGTTTTGTTAGAGTGTCAGTTACCTGCGATGAGATTACTAGAAGCCAAGTTCACCCTGTGACTGATAATAGAAACCAAACAATAGCACAACCAACTGCTCAAGATATTAACACATCAATACAAAGGTGCTTAGCTAAGGCTATTGCGTTGCATGGTCTTGGTTTATATATTTTTGCAGGTGAAGACTTGCCTGAGCCTGATGCGTTGAATAGCGAGCAAAGAGCTAAGATACTAGCCGTTGTTAAGAAACTTAAAGATAAGTCCTTAGAGAGCGATATATTGCGTAAAATGGACAACTTGCAAATCAATGTAAGGAATCTTGATGAGTGTGTAGGTAAATTAAATAACATGATAACAGACAAAGGAGAAAAGTAAATGACAAAAGTAACAGATGACTTGTTTGATAAAGCAATTAATGAAACGAGTTTCGCAATTCCTGATTCACCAAAGAGTGATAAGCCTAGGGCTAAAAAACAACCATTGGTGGCAGGAGATTATGTTGGGCATATCGTCCAAATAAACAGCAAAGTTGTTGATGTTAAGAAAGGTGAATACAAGGCAAGGGTGTATGATTATTTTGTAGAGGTAGCACCTGAGAATAAAAATAACAAATATAGCTACAAAGACTATGATACAGACGAGATGCTTGAAGGTGATGGCTCAGCTTATGTTGGTTATAAGTTTAAGGGCTCAATCTTTAAATATTTAGAGCCTGGCAAGGACGACACTTTCAAACCAAGAACAGAGAATAATAAGTATTTCTTGTGGTTTTGTGAGGCTTGTGGTATTGAGTGTCCTGTGGTTACAACAAAAGTTAATGGAGAGGAAATGGAGGTTAAGAGCCTTCCATCCATAAACATGGAAGACCTTGTAGGTACTCCTGTCGTTGCTTTTGTTAACAAAGGAAACACTTGGACAGATAGCGAAGGCAAGGAAAGAACTCCTTGGGTGGCAAAGTGGATTAAGCAATGGAAAGATGGAAAAAAGAGGGAGCTGACTGATGAAGACATACCGTTTTAAGATTAATAGCTTTAAATCAGTTATGATGAAAGGTGCTTATCTTTTAGGAATGAAGCCAAAGAAGATTGCACGTAAATTTAATGTATCTTTAGCGAGTGTATACAGACACATTAAATAATAATTTGGGAGAGTATCTATTCTGCGAAGGTAGATGCGGAGCTTTGTTTGGGTTTAATTCCTTTCACCCTTGTTTTGCTTCATGACAACCTCTCCCAAAAAATTGACACCGGCAGAAAGGCTTAGGAGATATGTTCAGCTTAAGTATGGAATATTGAGTGCTAAAAAGAAGAACAAAGATAAACTCGTCGAAAAGAAAACTTAAGCCTTTCAGACGGTTTGATGAGGGCAATCTTGGAGGAGGGCTGTCCTCATTTGAGAAGTTTATTAATTTTATTTTATTTATCATGTTATTAGTGATAATATTTAGTGTGGCAAGGAACATAATATAAGGAGAAAAAAGTGAGAAAAACAATTGTACTATTATTTGTGATGGCGTTAGGGTTTGGGAGTGTTAGAAGCTTCTCAGTTAGCTACGGAGACACCCTTAAGTATCAAACATTCCACAATAATGGAAAAATAAAGATGGAAGGAATTAAGGTTAAAAAATTTAGAGAAGGTTTGTGGAAGTATTATAACAGGAATGGAAAAATGATTAAAGCTGATTTGTATAAAATGGGAGTAAGGGTAAACTCTGTAGACATGTCAAAGGCAGACTAATGACTTGGGATAGGCCATTGATATATAAAGAGCTTACAGAAGTTTATTTTGCTAACGGTAAAAAGTTTTGGACAAAAAGAGATGCTGAGATTTACATAGCGGAACTAGAGATGAAAGAAATCGGAAAGAGAGCAGGAAGCACCGAAAAGAAAAAGAAATGAGGAGAAGAGAAATGGGAAGAGTAAAAGGCTATATTCATGATTGGTTAGAATCTTCAGGTTTTGACCTTGGATACGGATGGGATAATTATCCTGACATGGATGACATGGAAAAAATAGAATTTGATGGTATTCCTGCGTGGGAGTATTATGGATTCAAAACAGAGAAAGAATACTATAAGGAGAAAAGATAATGGGAAGAGCAATTGATGTAGATAAAAGATTGGACAGTCTTGAGTTTAAAATAAATGAGGTGCTGTTAATATTAGATGAATTAGGGAAAACAGGCTCAAAACAAAAAAAGGTGGACTTACATGAAGAAATCAAAACAAAGAAAACTAACGTCAAAAGAGATAGAGACGACAATGTCAAATCTTCTGATGCAAATAAGAGAAAGTCAGATGGAAATAATAAAAACTCAAAGCGTTCTAAATGATTTTATACACTATAAAAAAGAACAAGATAGTTTTACAAAATACTTAGAGGAAAAATATGCAAGAGAAAATGAAAAAAATGATAAGAGAAATACTAATAAAAAATAACTGGGGGCTTTACTTTAAAGGGAGCCCTTTATTAGAGATGCCTGTAAATGGTGAGGCCAGCATTTACAAGTTAAATGACGTGAGGATAAGTGAGTTAGAGGGGGCAATTTCGGAAGAGTTTGATAAGATTATTGAGGAAATAAATAACCAAGGAGAGACCGAATGCCAGAAGGAGATGAACAGAAGTTTAGACGAAACATAGTTGATGGCTCTGAGCTTAATTATGTGCAAAAGATGATACATTTTTATAGCTCATTGCTTGATGATTTAAGTAGAAAGGTTGGAGAGGAGACAGAATATGGAGTTCCTGGCTCGCTTACCATGATAGAAAAAAGATTGTCTGAATTTGAAGAAAAGGAGAAAAAGTTAATTGATAATTATAGGAAATTCGCTAGAAAAGTTAAAGGAGTTAGATTCTAACTCTGTTCAATGCGTAGTCACAAGCCCACCGTATTGGGGGTTACGTGATTATGATAACTCAGAGCAATTAGGGCAAGAAGAGACCCCTGAGAATTTTATAAGCAACCTATCGGATATATTTGATGAGTGTAAAAGAGTTCTTAGGGATGATGGCACTGCTTGGGTTAATATTGGAGATACTTATTTTGGAGCCAAGGGTGGTGCTTGGGTTGGAGAAAACAGCATTACGACAGAAGATACTGGAAGCGAGTATCGAATTAAAAAGAAAGCTCCACCAAAACATACTTATTTAAAAACAAAAGATTTAGTTGGTGTGCCTTGGAAGTTTGCAATTGAAATGCAAAAAAGAGGATGGTACTTAAGGCAAGATATTATATGGCACAAACCTGTGCCAATGCCTGAGTCTGTTAATGATAGGCTTCAAAAATCGCACGAACATATATTTTTATTTTCAAAGAAAAAGAATTACTATTTTGATGCTATGGCTATCGCACGGCCTAGCGTTGAAGGTGACAGGTTAGTTAGGCTGCAAGATGTATGGAACATACCTACCTCTAATTATCAAGGCGCACATTTTGCAGTCTTTCCTGAAAAACTTCCTGAGCTTTGTATAAAAGCGGGAACAAAAGAAGGAGATACGGTGCTTGACCCTTTTATGGGTAGTGGAACAACAGCTTATGTATCTCAAAGACTAAGTAGAAAATGGATTGGAATAGAACTTAATCCTGAATACGTAAAAATAATAAAAGAAAGAACAGCACAAACAAGTCTGTTTTAAAGGAGAAATATGAAAGCACTAATGCCTTGCGACACTAACTTAGAAAATAGTGTCCTTGGAGCATTGATTCAGTTTCCAGAGGTTTACCCAGAGATAAGGGACTACATCACAACGGATGAAGTTTTTTATCAGAAGAAGGCAAGACTTCTTTGGAATAAATTGAAATCAATGCTTCGTAAGAAAGAGTTTATAGATTTAACCACTGTAGCATCATCCCTAAAGGATGAGGAGATAGCTGAGGGACTTACACACGTTTATATTGTTGATTGTACGATGTGTGCAGGTTTGTCAGGGTCTACATCTGCTTATGTTAAAAAGCTATATGAGAAATATCTAATGAGAAGAGTTGTTGAGGAGACTACTAGAGTGCAAACCTCAGCAATGAATAGTGGAGAAGAAACGTATGATTGTATTATTAATGCCCATACATTATTCTCAGAACTAATCGAATTAAATCCAACCAAAGAAAAAGAAACGATTGACTCTTTGCTTGTTGATGCCGTACAGGACATACAAAACAAAGATGTTAATCTTGTTAAAACAGGCTACAACTCAATTGATAAATTTGCAGGGGGCCTAACTAGGGGTGAGATTACAATTATTGGAGGAAGGCCTGGGCATGGAAAAACAACAATGATGGTAAACATGCTAGCTAGCCTCATAAGTAATGGCTATAAAGTGGCTCTATTTAATCGAGAGTTGCCTAATATAGAGGTTATTAAGAAGCTTATATGCCTAGAGTCGCAAAAGCTTTCGTACTCCCTTATACGTCAAGGTATCCACAGTCAAGATTCGCTACAACAAATAGAGACTGTGAGAGAGATAATTAAAAACAAGTATAATGAAGAAAAGTTTTTGATGTTTGACAATATTAGAGACTTTGCAAAAACATCTGCTGAGGTTAAGAGGTTTAAGCCTGATGTTATTATGGATGACTATATTCAATTAGTTTCTCCTGATGCCAATATACTTGAAAGAAGACTACAACTTGAAAGATTGGTGAATGATTATAAGTGGCTTGCTAAGCAGATGAAATGTTCTGTAATTTTAGCATCACAGTTAAATCGTGCAATTGAATCAAGGCAAAAGAATGGAAGGCCTCAACTATCAGACCTTGCAGAAAGTGGAGCTATTGAACAAGTTGCAGAAAATGTATTCTTTGTTTATTATGATTATAAAATAAATGGAGAAGATGGAAAAGGTAAAAACATCATAACATTTGTAGCTAAGAAAGTTAGGTATGGAGAGACAGGTGAATCTGATATGGGCTACAATGGAGATAAGTGTAAGATATTTGATAGCTATGATGAGTTTATAACTTCCATTAAATCAAGAGACATAAAAATAGAAGATAGAAAAAAGGAGACTTTAAGTGCAGACGAAATCCCATTTTAAATATATAGGAATTGACCCAGGAAAGTCTGGGGGAATAACAATGATTCACGGCAAAGATGTGAAGGCTTACAAGTGCCCTCAAAGGACAGAGGATATGGCAATACTATTTTCTCTTCTTGTTGGAGACACTTCTTCATATGATATCAAGGTGTTAATGGAGAGGGTTTGGGCAAGACCTAATAATGCTGTTCGCTCTGCGTTCGCTTATGGTGTTAATTATGGTCAGTGGATGGCTATTGTTGCTTGTCACGAGGTTCCCTTGCAGACATGCTTGCCAAATGAATGGATAAGATATTATGGTTGTAGCAAAGACCTTGAATACCAAGAAAGAAAAAGGTGGCTCAAAGAAAAGGCTAAGTCCCTGTATCCGAAATTAAATGTAACCCTAATGACTGCTGATTCTATATTAATCGCAGACTACGCAATGAAAGAACATTTTAAGGAGAAAGAATAATGTATGAAAATGAGGTGCAGCAAAAATTTGACCACGACCTACAATTTGGTAGGTTGGGTGAGGACTTTGTAAAAAACTTTCAAAGTGAAAATAATAAGGTTGAGGTTAAGACAGAAAGAGATATCTGGAAAACTACTGGGAATATAGCTATTGAAATTAGATGTAGGGGAAAGCTATCAGGCCTATCTGTTACAGATGCGCAAACATGGATTCATTTATTGAGCTATAAAGGTAAGATTGAGGGCGGATATATAATGTCGACAGACTATCTAAAGAAAAGAATAAAAGAGCTAAAAGATTCTGGAGATGTTAAAATTGTAATGGGTGGAGATGATGGCGTATCTCAAATGGTTTTGATTCCTAGAAAGAAGCTTTTTTAGACTTACTGTTTATAAGCTTTGCTCTATTTGTCAAAGGCTCGTAATAGTAGTCTTCTTTCCTTCTTCCACTTCTCTTTGCCTCTCTATCAATAGCTCTATCAGATTCAGTCATATTATCTCTTGTTACTCCATAATCTGTTAGTTTTAGTCTATCTTTTTCTAGAATTCCTTTCTTTCTAAGAATATTTATAGCCATATTCATAGCCTCATCTTCAGGTATGTACTTAGACATCATTAATTGATTTTTTAATCTTTCTAATATATTAATCAATTATATTAAATGTTTGGATAAGCTGAATATTTTAATTTCCACTCAGGATTTAAATATACAGACTCTACTTTTCTTTTATGAGCTTGATATATTTTTTCTCCCTTAAGTACAGTTTTTAACATCTTGTCTTTAGTTCTTTGAGCCATATCTTGTTCTTTTAACCATTTTATATATGCATCTCTTTTTGAGAAATCTCTCCCAGTAGCATCATCTGATAAGTTTAAAGGATTCATATGGTCCATTGAGCCATTTATAGCTGCCATTGCATCCCTATGCCTTGAAACATCAGTGCTTCCTGAGTCAGATTTCTTTAGCTCTGCCATTATATAATTATAGGCTGCGTAATAATTTTTAGCAATTTCCTCTTCACTCCCAAAGAAAAGAGCATCTTTTATGTCCCTATAATATGCTGTCCTCCAGCTTCCAGTCTCAACAAATCCAAAACCTCTCTTTTTCCCTACAAACATTCTATATTGTCTATTGTACTCATACGCATCTTGAATAGTTGTGTATGTGTCTTTATTTTTTGTTAATCTTCTTTTGTAAAATTTATCAGCTTGCCCATAACCAACGACTGTTCTCTTGGCTAAATCTTTAGTTGCTCTTGCCCAACTCTTTTGACCACTGACAGCAGAAACTATAGCTTTAAATGCCTCTGCAAGATTCCCTGCAATTTGAGGGGTAAACTCTCTCATTATATCAGGTCCAGACGTTATGTCTTTATAAGGGTTCCAATTCAATCCAGGAACCATCTCAAATAAACCCCCAAACATACCTGCAAATTCAGCCCTCCATAAATAGAAAAGGGCCTCATCAAGCAAGTCTTCGCTTTCAACAGGATTAACTTCATTACCAAGCCATTGCTTAAACATTTGGTAGATAGTTCCACCTGTCATACTAGCTGCTGCATACTTCATAAGGGGAGCGAAATTACCTTTAAACGCTGGCTTGACAACTCCATTAACTAAATGAGCTGTTACACTTGTTGCTATTCTTTGAAATAAGAACCAATGTTTATGTTTGCCTGCCATGAAAGGAGGAACCTCTAGTGGGCCTGTTCCACCTTGGGTTGCTTTATGCACATACGATTCAAATTTATTTAATAAAAAGTCAAACCTTTCTCTTCCTTCAGGCGTGTTCTCTAAAATCTTTCCGCTTTTAAGTTCTAAAATATCCTTATCAGTAAACTGCCCCATGCGTCTAAGGAAATCCTCTCCCATTCTTTTTTCGCCCTTGCTAGCTCTTGGGTCAAGAAGCTTATTCATTACGTCCATATACTGCATTCTTCCAACCTCAATAGCAACAATCCTATTCCATGCCTCAGTCTGATTCATCCAGTTCCATTTATAAATTTTTTCTTGGAACCATTCTGCTCTCTCTCCACCAGCAAATTCCCTAGCAACTGTGCCGATTGCTCCCCTATCTTGAGCTCGTTTTTTAGCCTCAAGCCATCTTTTTCTATTCCAAGGAGTAACATTTATAAGTCTCATAATTGTAGTGGCATACATACTTATATCATTTTGAGCCATTATTTGAGCCTGACCTAAAACAAGGTTCTTAACCCCTGGAAGAAGAAACCCAGATAGTCCTAAGTTTGCACTTACGGTTCCAACACCTTCTATAGCAGCATTTACCTTGTCACCTTCCCCCATAAGCTCTTTTCTTATGTTTTCAAGATACTTATAACTTGCTCCATTCTCGCCTTCTTTGAGCTTTATCAAATTAAGAGCACTTTCAAGACCTTCTCCAGTCCGTCCTTTTGGACCCCCTAAATAAAATTCTTTTCCAACATACTCTGGAGCTGTTCTTAGCGTTGCAATAAACTTACTTGATGTAATTATATAAGGTGTCATAACCTTAAATATGGAAGACTCATACACAGGAATAACTTCTGTGCCTCCTCCTTCTTTTTTTACCTCCATAAACAATTTAGGAACACTCCCCCTCTCCATAAAATGTGAGGAGTTTGCAGTTAGTTTTCCATTTTCGTAAGATGACATAACTTTTGAAAGGCTACTCTTCTGTATTTCTTCAACCTTAGTTTTATTTCTTTCAATCTTTTTCTTCTGACTTTCAAAATAAGAACGATACTCAGAATTTTCTAGCTTTCCATCTTTTCCATGAAGTTTCTTTTTTCTTAATAAGGGAGACTTTTTAAACATTTTTTCATTTGCACGTTTTTCAGCCCTTCTCTCTATAGTCTTATCTACAAGCTTATTAACCTTATCAAGTACACCCTTAGATGTTCTTATTTCACTCCTAGCTCTTGTCGTTAATATTTGAGGTATATAATTATCAACTCTTGAGTCTTTAATTTCTTTAAGTCTATTTTCGTATGCTGCCGTTCCTTTTATATGCCTATTTGCAAACTTCCAAGCAGACATATATTTTGACCATTGCATATCCATAGCAATCTTAACTTTCTTTGCTACTTTATTTTCTGGAGTATTTTCTTTTAAAGATTGCTCATAAAAACCAATATTGGTATTGTAAAGGTCTTCATAGAAAGCCCTGATATTTGGTTTTAATTTTTTGTTTTTAAGTTGCTTTTTAACGGCCTCCATAATATAAGGATTTGTCCAATATCCAAAATTCTTAGATGCAGTATTATCCAATTTTTTTCCAAGTTTTTTTGTTAACTGAAGGTATTCATTATAAGCTCCTTTCATAGGGCCTATAAGACCATCTTCTATAAATTGAAAGTTTGTTGAAAAATTATGATAATCGTCAATAGCCTTTTTAAATTTACCCTTAGACGTTGCTTCCATTTTCTTGAGAACTGTCCACCCAGCAAATACAAGTTGCTTTGTTTTTCCAAGAAGCCCATCCTTAAGAGCGTGTAAGACATCCCCTTTATTGAATTTTATATCAGCTGGTGAGGTAAAGTCAGTTACTCTAAATGGGTCGTATTCTTGTAAGAATTCCATGAATCTTTGCCTTTTAGCACCCCTAAGGTTCATATAGTTTCCGTCATTAGAACGGTTTATAATCTTTGCAACATCTCTTGCTAAATCCTCAGGAATATAAGACTCTTTGATTGCTTTGGTAATTTTGTCTGGAGATGCTTGAAGCTCAAGTTCGTTTGTTAATCTTCTTTCATGCTTTTGAAATTGCTCTAAAGTAAGGTCTGGGGTAATCTCATAATTTGCTTTTCCAAAAGAACCTTCTCTAAGGTCGTTAATTTCCTTTTGCTTCATACCACCTCTTTGAAGCTGTTTCTCCATAAGATTTGTACGAACACTTATATTTCTTTTTTCCTTCCTATCAGGGTCATCCTCCTTCCATTTCTTTAAATCTTTTTCAACCTTACCCTTATCTTGAAGCTCTTCCTTTATTTTTTTAAATCTCTGTGTTGGGCTTAAGCCTTCAAATTCGCCAGCCTCTTCTAATCTTTTTTCAACAGCCTTCCACTCTTTTGTTCCTTCAATAAGAGATTCTGGAGTACCTCCCCTAATCCTTCTTTGAATTCTTTCTCTTGCACTTAGCCCATCCTTTGGCAATTTAGGGTCAGGAGGTGCAATCTCCATTAAGTCTGAAGGGTTTTCAATAAGCATACGAAGAAGCCCTTCGACAGTATCTTTTGAGTATTTTCTTTTAAAGGATATTTTGCCTGAGCCAGGATTCTTTGCAATTGTTGAATGCATTACATTTTCCCATTCATAGAACTTCTGCTTTGAATCAACTACACTTTTTAATCCATCGAGAACTTCAACGAGGCTAAACTTACTATCCTTATCTGCCTTACTAAATCTAGCCTTCCATCCCTTATCTGCTTTCCCATCAAGATAATTCTGTATTTCTTTTTGGAATTCTTTTTGAATCGGCTCAATAATACGCTTTGCTTGTTCTTTGGAAAGACCATACTGTGACTGTAAGTATTTAATACCTTTTTCGGTAGGTTTGTGAGTAAGTGCAAATATATCTATAACATCATAATAAGATATTTGTTTATCCTTCATTATTTTTACAAGCTCTCTACTCTCTTTAGAGTTCTCATAGTTAATAGGATTTTTATCTTTATAAAGGTCTTTTGATTGTGCCCACATTCCAAACAATGCTCTCATCTGTCTTGCAGAACGCCCCTTAACCTTACCTATAACATTTTCAACAATAGTATTTAGGTCTGATTGGTATAAGGTGTGCCTATCCTCTGCGTGCCAAATATTCCTCCAACCCTTTAAAATTCCTGATTGTTCTTTAAAGTTTGAAACCTTATCTATTAATCTTGACATTATTTTTGAAAGTGTCTTGCTTAATTTGATATCTTTAGGTACATTAGTTTTCTTTCTTGTTCTTGTTAGTGTGCCTCCCTTAACAGTACCTCCGTCAGTCTTATCAATTTTTACATGACCTACTCTTGAGCCAACTTGATATTCTTTTTGTTTTGAAGTTAATGCTTTTTGTGCAAGAGACGTAAGGTGTCTTTCAGGCTCATTGATATACTTATGCATATCTGCTTCAAAAGCTCCTTCAAGCTTTCCTGCATGACGATTTTTAAAATTTTGAAGTAAATTAGATATTGCAGGTTGGTGACTTGTATTTTGAGATAAATAGGTTCTTAAATCCTTCTTTGTCATGGTGTTAAAGTTCAACTTCCTTTTAGCTAACCATGTAGCAAAATTAACTATCTGTTTCGTTTGCTTAACAGTCGTAGCAAGGTCAACCAACTGACCTGTGGCTTCGCGAGTATGCTCAGGAAAGTAATTCTGAATCATGTCTCTCACATAAACAGCCATTCTTTCAAAGTTATTTAATTGTGAAGATGTGTCAAGTTTTTTATTTGGAACAATCTTTAATTTATTTTTTCCCCCATCAGATACATATCCATCAGTGTATTTAACTGATTGACTTTCAGCCGATGTAGGGTCTTCCCCTGCAAGAACCTTTCTTCTTTTGTGTATGTCAGCATCTAATTCTTTATTAAGATTTAAACCTTCTCCACTAATATGCTTATCAGCATCTTTAATCTTATTCTCAACAGAACTACCAGCCTCGCTTCTTTTTCCCTCTGCTTTTTCTATTGATTTGATTTTAGTTTGAATTTCTTCTAGCGTTACAGTCTCGTTGATTTTGCCTTTCTTATCATATAAAGATATTTCTTGCCCCGCTCTATCAATATGAGCTTCCTTGCCTCCACCTATAACCATAAACTTATCTTTAAGTTCTGCTGCTCTTTGTTCTCGTTCTTTTATAGGGTTTCTTATAGAGTCAAAAGACTCTCTATTTTGCTCAGACAACTCTTCATACTTATCTTTTAATTTTTCAAGCTTTTCAGTTAATTCAACTTCTTTCGCCTTATCTGTAGGATTCTTGCTATCAAGACCAATCTTTTTAATATCCTCTATAACTACTTCTAGCTCATACTTCATTTTGTGAAGATTTTCAAGCTCTTCTTTATGCTCTTTTGCAAACTTATCTTTTGGCTTTTCAAGAGCTAATTGAATTTTGTTTATTCTTTTGGCTAAATCTTCAAGATGGAGGTCAAGTGCTTCTGGAACATTTTTAGATTCAGATATCTCTTTTCTTAAATTATCTTTTAAGCTTTCGCTCACAGAATTATCTGGCTCTGCTTGGCTCCTTTCCTCAAACTCTTTTAAAGACTTTTTCACGCTCGATTGCCATTCAGGGTCTTGAATTCTTCTTCTTATCCAGTCTCTTGATTCACTAACAGTTTCCGCAGTTTTCTTGAATAACTTATGCTTTTGTTTAAGACCAGCAAAAAGAGCTGTGCTTTCTACCCATTCTTGAAACATTCCATCCCAATGAGTATCTTTTCCTTGAAGAATATTGGCTGTATTGTCAAACATTCTTCCTCCTAAAGTAAATAGCCCACCTTCAATAGCTATTTGCGCAGGCTTACTTGCTGCTCCCCAAAGAGCCCTTTCTCCCCACTTAAGAGATTTTAACTTATCCCAATAAGCTTTTCCATGATGCTGAGATTCAAGAGCCGCCCTCCTTCCTAAAAGACCTGCACCAACCGTACCTGTTAATGAGCCTAGCATTCCACCTCTAATAACACCTTTACCAATCATACCCACAAGTTCTTTTCTGTCTTCAGATGTCCACTCTTCTCCAGGCTTTTTTCTTTCATTAATATTGATTGATGTTTGAAGCCCATTCATAGCCCCTTCATACATCGCAAGAGGAAAAGCCCCACCTGCCGATGCTGCCTTCATTTGCTTTCCAACGCCAAGCCCTACAGCCTTTGTTCCAGCTTTCTCCATAGCCTCGCTAAGCATCTTTCGATACATTCTTCTTTGTACTTGGTTTCCAATAAATTTACCACCCCCAAAAGTAACCACATCAAGAGGCATTGAAAAAGATACTATAGTGGCCATCATGTCTTCAAGAGCCCCCATATCCTCAACGTCATTCTGAAATCTTTGCTCTCCAGTGTTTAATTCATAAACTTTGCCACTAAGACTCCTATTATACCCTTCCTCTACAGCCCTCCAATTTGGAAGATAGTCTGCAAATCTATCTAAATATTGAGCAAATAACCCAAGGTCTTCATGCTTAATTCTTTCTTTTTTGTAGTTATAGTCTGTATGCCTGTCAAGTTTTTCGTCTCTAAGGTCTCTTGGAATGTTTTCGCTTTCAGCTCTGTAGATGTCAAAATCGCTATATGCCTCATAACGCTCAGAGTCTTCTGAACGCTTCCCTTCAATTAAGTTTTTTAACCCAGGGTTTGAGTCTATTATTTGTTGAAAATATGCTGACATTTATTTTTTGTCACGTAAAACTCTATTGACATTTTTATAAAAATGCGGTAGTCCTTTCATCCCTACTGCATTTGCGTTAGGGTCTAATTTTATTTTGTTATCAACCTCATTATAGAAATTTGTCCACTCTCCTTGAATGGCTCCAGCCCCCGTAATGTTCCCTGAATTCATAAGCCTATTATATTCGTCTTTAACACTAAGGTGAAGTGCATCTATGCTTCTTACTTTTGAGCTATTTTTTACCATAGATAGTCCAGGATAAGTGTCATTATTAATATCGTTGAACGAGGTCTGTACCAAAGTTCTTGTTGTTGCAGGATATTGAGATGATGCTTGCACTTGACCTACCTTACTATAAAAAGAAGGAGTAAGAGCGCCTATGCCATTGTTTTTATCTTTATATTTATTGTCTGCCATTATTGCTTTGTTTTTATGTCTTTCAAGCTCTCCAGGTCCATAAGGGGCATCATTTAAAAATCCTTGCCACGCATCTATCGTATTTTCATCTGTGTCTGGAAGAGGCTCGTTAGGTCCTCCATTTCTTCTAAGATAGTCAGACTTATAAGCGTCGAAACTTGCTTGATTTATCTTGCCTCCTGATACTGGGTCTTGAGTATCTTGGTAGGCAATAATTTGGTTTTGAAAATGAAGATGAGCTTTATTAACATCGTCAATAGAAAGATTGGTCCCTTGAGAATATTCTGGGAAAAGACTTTTATTTATTGTCTCCATAAATTCGTAATTATTTTTTTGTCTATCTACAGCATTTTTAAGAGATTGCTTATCTCCTTCGTTAACTAAAGCTTTTCCAGCAAGATAGGTTTGAATAGGTGCATAACTATCTTGTTTCCTTGCTTCCATAATTGCTGCATATTCACCTTCATCAAACCATGCGTTCTTTTCAAGAAGCTCGTCCTCCATAAATTCTCCTATACGCCTAACGCTTAACATAGTGTTTGTTAAGTCAGGGTCATATTCGAGCCTTTCTTTAAAGTATGCCGTATACGAGGTGTATTGCTCTTTATATTTATTTAATGTTGATTTAATATTTTTTGCAAGAGACTCAACCTCAGGAACTCCTTTTAACTTTTGGTCTGCATAAAAATCATCAAAAAGGCTATAAAGTTCTTCTTCTGTTTTTTCAATATTAAGTTTATCCTGAGTAAATCTTGTGTTATCTAATTTATGTTGGTCTATTTCCCCTAGAATATAATTATATGTTTCTTGAGTATCAATATCAGAAGCCTCAATTCTCTGGCCAAGCCCAAGAAGTCTTTGCTTTATTTCTTCAACCTGAGTATTGTCATACAGGCTTCTAAAGTTTATTCCACCACGACCAATAATGCTGTTCATATGAAATTGAAGAGAGGTTCCTCTTTTCTCCCTTCCTTGCTGAACAGACTGAGCTATTCCAGAAGTTACTCCTAAAACTTGTTGAAGATTTTCAAAAGCCTGTGAAGGCTTAAAGCCTTCTCTTCTCTGTGGTTCAAATTGGTCCCAATATCCCATTAATTACTCCTTAATTACCCTCCTGTTCCAGCTAGTGCTGTAGAGCCAAGCTCATCCCAAGAATAGATTCTTTCCATAACATCATCAAGTGCATCTCCTCGAAGTTTGTCGATTTGACTTATAAGGTCGCCATAACCAGACCTATAAAGTTTTTCTGCTTGAGACATTTGAACGTCTCTCTGTCCTGAGCCTGCAAACCCACGTCTTTGGGTTGCTATGTCTTCTTTCATCATAGCATCACTAAGCGTATCTGTTAGCTTTTCTCTTCCAATATTTTCAAGAGGGTCGTAATATGATGCTTGAGTTTTTTGAAGCATTTCAGGAGTTAAAGCTTGAACACTTCCTGGCCTTACGTCACCAGCTACTCCTCCATGCTGAAGAGCTATGTTGGCAGCAATGCTCCCAGGGTCAAATACATTTACAAGATTTAGAGCATTCATATTTTTATCATCCCAATCAACAGTACTTCGCTGAGAAAGACGCTCTTTGCTTTCCCAATCATCAAACCACATCGGGTTATCCTGAGTAATTCTGTGGTCAGCTCCGAATTGCTTTGCCCCATAATCTCCCAAGGTTCCTCCAAAAACATTAGAAAGGCCACCCATCACGTCAGGACTCAGTCCTTGATAATCATATGTATCTAGCTCTCTATCTTTATGCTCCCAAATCTGGTGTGTTCTCTTTCCTTTAAGTCCTCTATGTTGAGTTTCTTCCCTTTTTAGAATTTTTTCTGTCCCTCCTATTTTAGCGCCCTCAGTCATGAATGGATTATGCATCTGAGGAGTCTTATATCGTGGGCCTCCAGCTATATTTTGAATATCTTGAGGAGGTGTTAAGGGTTCGGGTTTTCCTCCCCCATAAAGAGGAACACCAGGAGGAGTGGCACCCCCACCCATATAAGAAGGACTCTGTGTTATTCCCCCTAAAACCGTTGGGTCATCGTCTGAATAAATATTTGAATCATCGTATAAATCTCTAAAACTAATTTGGTCTGCCACTATTTCTCCTTGTTATTGATTAGCCTTTTCTCCAAAATCTTTCTGTTGTATATGGATTATAAGATACAGCTTTTTTATATGGGTCTAGAACCAATTCTTCTTTTGTTAGTTCTCCTATCGCTGGAGCTCCTCCATAACGAGCTAAACGTCTTGCACCACCAGCCAATTTTGAATCACCTGCAAGCCAACCTAACGCTTTGTCTCCAAGGCCTAAGCTAGGAGCACCAACGTCTTGAGCAGTTTTAGCTACATTTCCTAGCTTAAATTTATCCTTTATAAGCCCTTTAAGACTATCTTCTTTCACTCCAATATTAATTAAATTTTTCCATTCATTTGCAAGAGTTTTACCATAGGTTTTTGTTGCTGTTTCATAAGCTGTTTTCCCTCCTGCTTCAGAAATTCCTTTTGCAGGATTTGTTGGAAGAGCCCAAGCAAATGCAGCAGAAGTTAGCGCATCTGTCATTGCTCCCTTGTCTTGTTGTTTTTCAATTCCTGAAATTATATTTCCTAAATTCTGAACCTCTCTTCTTTTTCCGTAAATAGATTTTACATCTTTTAATCCTTTTGTTGCATCATGTTTTCTTTGCCTCATCTTTTCTGCGGCTCCTGCTGTTGCTCCAACAACTAAAGCCTGCACAAGTCTTCTTGTACCCTCTTTAGCAAAAACACCACTTCCTGGAACAAGAGTAGACAATGCTGTCCCAATAAGCCCTGAGATAATACTTGTTGCAAGTTTGTTTTTACCTGCCTTTTCCTCCGAATCTTTAAATGCTTTATTTATTTCGCCAACAATATCGGAGCTGTGGTCTTGAAAGGACTTTCTTGCGCTAGCTTCCTTAGCTCTTCCTCTAGCCTTCCCTATTGGGTCAGCTGATGCCATTCTTGCTATGTCGTAAATTGATGCCATTTTCCCTCTCCTATTCTAACCAGTAATTTAATACTAAATTTTTAATTTTCATAATCGACCTATTGACTGTTAATCCAATCAATAATTTCATTAATTTTATCTAATAATTCTTTAACTAAAGTTCCATTTCTATTTTTATCTATTAATTCATCAAGTTCTTCTATAGTTTTGTCTATTTTATCCATTATGAACCATCCCATAATACAGTAGGATGACAATGAAAACTAGAGCCATCCCCACTTGTTATTTTTCTTAAAGTTATAAAAAACCAACCTCCCTGCGTTACAGATGTAGCATTAAAAGAAGTTAGTTCTTTTGTCATATTTCTTGAAGCACTACTAAAGTCAAAAGTTATAGTGCCAAGATGGTCGCAAGAAGCATTAGCGGTTGAGGCGTATGCTGTATCTAGAGTTAAAGGAGACACATACCAAAGAGCAACTTCTACATCACTATCTGCAGCTGCTCCTGTAGATTCTAAGTGTACCATAAGTTTGGTAACTGAGCCTGAGTAAGGGATTCTTCTAGCATATCTTTGCCATCTCCACATATTGTTTAAACTTGTTGTAGAATATCCACTTGAAGATAAATCTGTATTAATAGTAGACGAAACTCCAAACTCATCATGATGTTTTTCTGCATAGAAATAATTTTGAGTAGCTAAATTTGCACTATAGTAATACCAGTCCATCCAATATTTAATTGTCCCCCCTGCATTATCATCTACATACTTTTTAGTAGCTATCTCATAATCAGAGCCAGGCGTATAGTTTCCACCATTATCTTTAACATATACATTTCCACTTGCTGCATCTAAGGTTATGTCTCCATCTACATCTATTGTTAAGTGAGCAACTGATGTATCGGCGTCAAAAGTAGATATTTCTGAAGCACCCTCTGCGTTACATTGGATTCTAAAATAATCGCTTGTATTGCTAGTATTAAACATTGTAAATCTATTTGCAGTGAGTGCGTGATTTAAAGTACCGTCATCTAGAAAATTAAAACTCCCTGATGTAGAATCTAAAATTATAGCCCCATCAACATCTAATGTTAAATCGGCATCAGTTCCTGCATCATCAATAGTGCTTATAGTAGTTGACGCACTTGAACCTACTTCAATATTAAAATAATCAGCTGTGTCAGTCTGATTGAAAATTCTAAGTCTGTTTGAACTAAAAGTAGCCATATTAGTTCCTGAGTTCTTGAAATTTACTATACCATCTTCAGAGTCAATATGAATAGCCCCATCAACATCTAATGTTAGATTGGCATCAGTTCCTGCCGCATCAGTAGTGCTTATAGTTGAAGCTCCATTAGCTGCACAACTAAGGGATAAGTGGTCAGTTGTTGAAGCTCCGCCATTTTCATACAAATAAAGCCAAGAAGCAGAATGATGAATTTGAAATGCACTAAACATTGTGCCAGCATTTTTTAAGCCTATTCCATCGCTTACACCTGATAATACAGCATCAAGATTAATATCTCCATCAGCATCCAAGGTTAAATCTCCAAGAGTTGAATATATGTTTGGAAGTTTATATTTTTTAATTCTATCTACTTTTGATTTTGTTTCTTTTAATTGCTTTTCAATAAAATCAAACGACTCTCCAACCTTAACTCCATGCCACCTTCCATTTGCTTTTATATATAACTTGAATCCATCTGAGAGCCTTCTAAATGATATATCTCCTTCTGCACCTGACGAATTTGACGGTTTGCCTCTTCCAATAGTTGGGACCTTAGACTTTCTTGCCTCATTAAGCCTATCAATATTGGTTCTTCTTATACTCATTATTTAACTGGTTTTAATCTATATATTATAGTAATATCATTGATTTCAAAATCAGAAGGAACTGCGCCTACAATATATTTTGTAGTTGTGTGAACTGGAGTGTCTGTATAGCCATTATCATCTAAAGCAGCAAATTCAGCTATGTCAGTACCATTAGTATATGTTGTTATTTTTCTTATGTTATATCTTGCTGGGCCATCATATAATGAAATATTATAATTTGCAAAATCCACACTACTTGCAGCAGTCGAATCAAGCTCAAAAGAAGTTGTGCTAAATGTTCCACTACTTTCTCCATCATTGTTATGGTGAGGCCTATAACAAAGTGAAAGCTGAAAGCTTTTTACATTATTAATTGAAGAAGAAGGCTTAAGCTCTGCAACATTCCATGCACCACTTGAATCTACAAGACCTTTTTTGAGGGTGGTATCGTAGTCTGAGTTTTCTTGGAAGTCATTAAGTGTGGCGCTTCCATCAGTAGAATATTCCACTTGAACAGACGAATGTCCTGTGCACTTATAAGTGATGTATACCTTATATATTTTTTTTCTTACTGCTGGGCTCCCAAAGTCAAAGTCTTTTGATTTCCATAAAAGGCCAGCACCTTGGTTATCAGTATTATTATCTACTGTCGTATCTCCAATTCCTTTAGAGGTGTTTGACCATGCATAAAAATTAACCTCAGTATTATCTGTTGCATTTGAATAACCTAAAACCAAATCTTCTTTTATGTTTAAAAAATTTGTATAATAAGGAGCCGCAGTTGAATGGTAAGGAAAAAGCCCTCCAAGATTATAAGATTGGTATGCTTTTAAATCTAAATCATATATATACCAAAGACTAGCAAGACCTGCGATTATAGAAGGAGAGTATATAACACGATTACTTCTTACATCGAATCCTGCCATTTTAATTGTACTTCCTTCTGCTGCGTACCCATCAGCCTCCACATGTCTTGTAACATTTTGAATCTTCTCTCCATCAAAAATCCATAAACCTGTGCTATTTATCCACGCAAGGCCTGTATTTGTTTTGCATACTTGTCTAGGATGAGCTATTCCTGCATTTGAAAATTCACTTTCAAGAACGTCTGTTTCTCCTGCTGTATTTATTACATAAACCTTATCCTTTTTGAACTGAAAAAGTCTATCTCCAAATGATTCAAGTGCAGTTATTTCATCTCCATCCCCAACAGCAACATCAATGTAATTAGTCTCTGGAAACGTATCAAATTTATTAATAGGAGTTCTTATCATCCTGTCAGGATAAGTCCTTCCTCCTTGTTCAATATTTCCAATATATAATCTTCTTCCAACAAGTTGTGCGTGTTTATATCTTGCACTTATTATTGTTTTTTCTGTAAATAAATTTTCTGATAAGTAAGTATCAATTGGTCTATTTCTTACCGATATTCCTGTAGACTTTGTGGAGAGCTTTCCAGATGAGCTATAGTCCGAGGCTTGCTCAAGAACAATCTCACTATCATCTGCTGCAAACATTTGGTATGTTCCTTTAACAAAATTTACATGAGCAAAAAGTCTCCAATCTTTTGAGCCATCTCCAAAAGTAACATCTTTCATGTATATTTTAAATCCATTAATTCTTGGGTTCCACCCTTTATTACTTACTCCATGATTGTTTATAAATTTAATAACGCATGAAGGAGCAACTTTTTGAGCTGTCCAATCAACATAAGCGTCTGGGGAAAACTCTTCAACTGTATATATTGGGGCATCATCAGCATGAGTATCTTTTGTAGAACCGTTATACCCTCTTTCTACTGTAAGCGTGTTCGTGCTTATGCCTGTTACAAACATTTGCTCCGAGTCTATCATAACAACGGATGAATTTGACGTAAAAACACTTCCATCATCAACGTCTACCCCTGTCTCTGAATTGTCTAATGGCTCAGCCGCTAGATTTGAGGCATCTGTAGATGAGTTTGTTGATGCCGTTATATTGGTTCCATTAGCTATTAATGATTCTTGGTATTCTTGTCCTGGGCCATCATATGTGAAAGACATTCCAAAGTTCCATTTCTTGGCCAAGTCAGGATTTATTCCCTTCCCATCTTCTGCGCTTTTTGTTACTGTTAATACGAGTTCTTGAATCTTTGTTGAACCAGCAGCATTTGCTGCATCGACCTCTGTGGTTGTTGTTGCCGCATCATAAAAATAAAAAGCTGATGTGCTAATATAATTTATTTCTTTTATTCCATTATAGCTCGTTGTTCCAGTTATGCCTGTTATTTCTACCCAAGTTGTCCCTGAATTTATTATTGAACTTGTTGCATTACATCTAACGGTGCCAGGCTTATTGCCATCATAAACAACCCAATCTGCTACTGTAGACTCATTGCTTCCGCCAGTGTAATCTGTATCTGCATCGCCTGTCGCCCCCTCAATTTCAACTTGAAATTCCGTTGGACTTATAACTGAAATAACTTCGTGAGTGCCTAAAAGTCTGTGTAAATCTGATTCGGCTGCATTTGATATTACAATTTCATCACCAGTAACAAGTCCATGAATTTGGGATGTTGTTATTGAGGCAGTACCTACATCATCAACTGCCGTAACAGCTACTTTTGTAACTCCAAGGTCAGGCTCTCCAAATTTAAATTCTAGTACAACTTTTTCAGTTTGTGTCGGATAATCGTTTGTAACCGAACCTGATGATTGAGGGTCAAAAACTCTAAGTGATTGCTCTCCAGCTGTAACTAAACTTGTAGTATTAGTTGCTGTTGTTGTTTTGTGGTTATTTGGTGGTTGAGGTGTTTGAATATCCTCAATCCAAGTATTTATTGGGTCTGCGATTACACACTCAGAAAACCTTGTTTGTTTTATATGCCCATAAAACTTAGGGACATTAACAAAATATACTTTAGTACCATCAAAGTGGTCAACTGCCTTTGTATTTGCAAAACCCCTTATGACATAGTGAGTAGTATTTGTCCTAGTTGCATTAACATACATAATTTCATCATCAATCTGTATTAAATCTCCGATTGTGAATGTCGTATTGCCACCACTACCATTATCAATTGATATTGAAGTGTCTCTATGATACATTTGCCCTGACGAATAATGTGTTAAAGCATCTTGGTCTGCGTCATGTGCTTGACTTTTTTCAAAGTTTGAATCGCAAGCTCTAAGTCCTCCATCTACATTATAGTATTCTGGGGCAACATTAGTTTTCTTAGAACCTAAAGTAAATTTAGCATCTCCACCATTAAGGCTATACCAGGCTGCTGCTGAAGCTTTATTTGGGTCGTACATATTAATACTATTCTTATCATTTAATAGTATAAAATCTGTTTCAGTTTCTAAGGGAGTGGAGTCTAGATTGTAATCATGAGAGAAGGCAAATAATCCTCTTCCAGCCTCATATCCACCACCTGTATTTGCCGCAGCTCCAGTTATATCACTTATAGTAAGTCCATTAAGGTTTGTCTTATTATATAAGGTTGTACCATTGCCCTCACAGACAAGTCTTCCAGGTCTCCTTACAGACAATATGGAAAAGACATTTTGATTATCATCAATGTCCCTTGCATCAAACTTATTGTTTGTTCCTCCATGAAATTCTAATATTTTGAACTCTTGTTTGGGCATTTAGAATCTATTCTTAACTGACGCCCAAAGCTTATCGTCTAATTTATTCTTAGTTGAATAAACCAATTTATCACCTAAAAATATAAAAACCTGTTTTTTCATTTCAGGTGTAATTATTTTAGACAACAATTTACTTAAACCTATTAGTATCATTTTCATTTACAACTCCTTT